CTGAGTTTGATAAGTACAAAGTTTCAGATGACGAGTATGACTTCTCAAATGCGGAAGACGATGAAATCGTAAAGGTTTACAAATTATTGAAAGATGATGACCAAGTTGTTGTTACAAAAAATGATGACAAGGTTAACATCAAAGATAACGAGACCGGTGCTGAATATCTTATCGACTTAGGCGGTGATGAGTCAACTGCTGTTGAACCAACTGATGGTGGCGAAACTGAATTTGAGGTTGAGACTGACTCAGATGATTTAGGACTAGAAAATGACTTTGAAAACGAAGACGATGAAGATATGAACGAATCAAGAATTTTTGAAATCGCATTGAATGAATATAACTCTAACGTTGGTTATACTGATAACTATCAGAGCAAGGATGTGATGACAAACCCTGGTATGTCAGAACCGGGCAAAAACGTTAATGACTGGGATAAGGGAGTTCCAAAGGACTCTAAGAAACCTTGGTCAGGAAAGAAAGGTGATAAGAGCGAAAATCAGCCATTTACAGCTCAGAAGGGTAAAACCGTTGAAGAGGAAGATGAAACACTCGACCAAGTTACTGAGGCTGCAATCCAAGAGCTTAAAACAAGACAGGAGCATACAGCTAATGTTGGTAGCACTTCAAGAACAGACGGCGACAATGGAAACCGCAGACGTAAGGGACGTAGTTTCCACACAGCACAGAATGGTCAGGAGACTGGAACTGGTGACAACCCATACAACAACAATTCGCCAAAAGATGTAAATGTGAATGTTAAAGTTGAGAGTGTAATTAATAAGGCTAACAAGATTTTCGAAGAGAACAAAGCTCTTAAGAATGCTTTAGGTAAATTTAAGTCAACTCTTGAAGAAGCTGCTGTAACAAATGTTAATCTTGGAAATATCATTAAGTTAGTTATGGAGAATTCCACAACTGTTGATGAGAAGAAAGAGATTATAGCAAGATTCGGAAATGAGGCTAAGTCTGTTGAGGCATCTAAGGCTTTGTATGAAAACATTTCACACGAACTACAGAAGAAATCAAAGATGAACATTGATGAGAGCAGAGAGTACTGTGTAAATGATAACAAAATCAACGAGACACAAATCTATCGTTCAAATGATATTTTAAATTCACTTGATTTGATGCATAGAATTTGTAAGTAAGAAAAATTAAAACTAATAAATAAATTATTTAAATAATTCATTATGAGAGAATTTTTAACAAGCGGACAAGTTGGTAATATCGAACTTAACGCTCAGAAAAAAATACGTGAGGACATTCAGAATCGTTGGGATTCTCTAGGCTTTACTGAAGGTCTTGAGGGTAACATCAAAGAGAATGTTGCTACATTGTATGAGAACGAGGCAAAGCACTTGATTTATGAGGCTACTGCTTCTGACAACAGTGGTTCTTTCGAAACTGTTGTATTCCCTATCATCCGTCGTGTATTCAGCAAGCTTCTTGCTAACGACATCGTATCAGTACAGGCTATGAACCTTCCAGTTGGTAAGTTGTTCTTCATCCTTCCTGTTACTTCAGAAAGAGAGTGGGCACTTCCAGAGAGTATTACTGGTGACACAGAACCTGGTGATATTATTGATGGTACTACTGGACGTCACAAGGGTCTTATGGGTTATGACCGTGTGAACCGTAATCAGGGTGGACGTATCGACCCAAGATACTATCTTCCAGATGAGACAATCAACGAACTTGAGAAGAAATTCGTTAAGATTAACCCAGCTATTGAGGCAGGTGAAGATGAGTATGCTGACGGCTATGCTCTTGCACAGGCAGTTAAGGAAGACCCAACAATCCCTGCAACTAACTATCGTCAGGCAGGTCCTGAGGTAACTCAGTACTTCGAGAAGAGTCTTTATGACTTATTCTACAATGACTTCCTTTATGATAACTCTAAGGGTAAGGTAACTATCAAGGTTGGCGCAGCTCTCCCTGTAATGCTTACTCCAATGGGTGTACGTCCTTTCGGTGCTGACAATCTTAATCAGTACTTCAAGAGTGGATTTGACGGAACTGTTCGTAACGTAATCATTGAGGTTGATGGTTTCTCAGCATTCAATGCAGGTCGTTTGACTGGTCCTGATGGAAACGAAATGGATACAGAAGGTTTCTTAGCTTCATTGAAGGTTATTGCTATGAAGGAATTCACAGCAGCAGCACTTGGTGATTCTCAGGTTATGACTTCTGCTTTCAGAAAGTTCGAATCAATCCCATTCCGTGTTGTTACACAGAAATATGGTAAGGGTATCGTAGAATACGATGGTCTTTGCGATGCTGATGGTAAGATTTACCTTGAGCTTGACCTTGCAAAACCAGTTGTACAGCAGGCAGGTACAATCGATGGCTACATCGGTGTTGAGGCTGCACAGTTAGACGCAGAAATCGTTAAGACTACTGGCGGTACAATTGATGTACAGGCTACAAAAGATAATATGGCTGCATTGTTCAAGATTGCTTGGGCACAGTACGATTCATTAGAGCTTGAAACTGAAATCGGTGAGGTTTCATTCAAACTTGATAGCGTAACAGTTGCTGTAGAAGAAAGAAAACTTCGTGCTACATGGTCACCAGAGTTGGCACAGGACGTTTCTGCATTCCACAACATTGACGCAGAAGCTGAGTTAACAGCTATCCTTTCTGAGCAGATTGCTGCTGAGATTGACCGTGAAATTCTTCGTGACTTACGTAAGGGAGCACCTTGGCAGGCACGTTGGGATGTTAATGGTTGGAGAAGAATGGCTGCATTCTCAACTAACTACACTCAGAAAGACTGGAACCAGGAGTTATTCACAAAGATTAACCAGATTTCAGCACAGATTCATAAGGCAACTCTTCGTGGTGGCGCAAACTTCATTGTAGTATCTTCTGAGATTTCTGCATTGTTTGACAACCTTGAGTTCTTCCACGTATCTGACGCATCTGCTGAGAGCGACCAGTACAACATGGGTATCGAGAA